AGGCCGGTGGGCGGGGTGAACGACAGGGTGATGGTGTTCGTGGAGGTGCCGCCGCCGGTGGCCTGGGACACCTCGGCCGACGGGAGCGTCTCGCCCTGCCGCGCGATCACCGGGGCGAGGACGTACTTGTAGGTGGTGGACAGCGGGATCGTCCCGCCGATGGTCGCGGTGGCCGCGGTGACGGTGCCCATCGAGTAGCCGTACGGGCTCAGGAACGACGTCGGCACCAGCGGGACGTTCTTGTAGCTGGACACCAGGAGTCCGGGGGCGATCTCGACCTGGGTGAACCGCTGCTGGTTCGTCAGCAGCTGCTCGATCTTCGCGATCGCCGTGGTCGACATGATGAACTGCCAGCTCGAGTCCCGCACCGGCTGGGAGGAGTTCCGGGAGACGGTGCTGATCACCTGGTCGAGCATCGCCAGCGACAGCGAGTTCCCGCCGAAGTCGATCGAGTTCTTGTAGCCGGTGGTGAAGTCGGACACGAGGATGTCGAGGCCGTCGAACTGCGGCTGCGCCTGGTTCGCGGTCGCCAGTGCGCAGCCCCACACCATGGCGCACTCGACGTCCCAGTAGTAGCCCTGGATCGCGCCCATGATTTCAGTGGCCCGCAGGTCACCGATGACCATCTGGGTGACTTCCTGGGCGTACCCGGTGACGCCGCCCACGGTCAGGACGTGCTTCATCTGGTACTGGTTCTGCACGTACACCGAGGTGGAGATGGGCCGGGCGCCGCCGTCGGGGACGAAGCCGCCGCTCGCGACAGTCGTGCGCTGGTTGAAGTAGTAGATGTCGCCCTTCCAGGGCTGCGTCGGAACGGACCGGCACAGCGGGGCGAAACGGCGCTGGTACTCGACCAGGATCGGGTCGATGATCTTGGGGATAAGGGCGCTTGCGCCAGCGGCGGTGAGCGCCTCGCGAAGCTCGGACATGGCCGGAGCCCCTTTCTCAACGAGAAGAGCCCCCGCCATCGGGCGAAGGCTCACGGTTGGATTGGCGACCATTGCGGCCATGCGGCACCAGCGCGGCGCTGGCGGTCAGGTAGAGCGGTCAGGCTCGCGAGGCGGGAAGGGCTGCCGCCCGGCGCCGCGCCTCGCGAGAACGGCGCCGGGCGGGAATGGTCAGGCGATCTTGGCGGCCCGCTCGCCGAACACGTGGTTGGCCAGGACCGGGGCGGTGCGGGCGATCAGGTCCTCGTGCGACATCTCGTGCAGCGGCTTGTCGCCCCACGACGCGGGCATCTTCGTCTTCTCGCTGATGACGTCCGCTCCGCTGTTCGCCGCGGCGGCCTGCTCGGCGGTCATGACGATGCCCTTGCGGCCGGGTGCGAGCTGCCCGGACTGGACCATCCGCGCGGTGGCCGCATCGACGCCTTCCTGCACGAGGCGGGTAATCCGCTGCTCGTCGGTCTCCTGCGGGAACTTCGCGGCGATCGCGGCGTCGACCATCCGCTGCACCTTCTCGGCTTCGGTCTCAGTCACGGCTGCGGGAGCCGCTGGCGCGGCCGGGGCAGCCTCAGCCGCCGGTGCAGCGGCCGCGGTCCCGGCCGCAGGTGCCGGGTGCGCTGCGGCGAACGCCGCCAGTGCCCGGTTTGCGGCAGCCTCGATGATCGCGTCGAGCTGCGCCTGGGTGTAGGCGGGAGCGGCCGGGGCGGTGGTCTCGGCCGCGGGGGCGGTGGTCTCCGGCATCGCGGATTCCGTCCTTTCCGTGGTTTCGCCGGCGGCCGGTTCCGGTGCCGGGGTATCGGTTGCCTCGGCCACGCTGGCCGGGCCGTCTGCCGGCGCGGTCTCGCCTGCGCCGCCGTCGTGGTCGGTGTCCTCGGAGCCGGCGCCGTCCACGTCGATGTCGCCGTCCATGTCCGGGTCCAGCGCGGCCAGGGCCTTGCACGCAGCGTCAGCGGCGGCGCGGAGGATCAGGTCAAGGTCGGCCGGGTCCATGCCGTAGCACGACAGGCACAGGTTGATCGGGCCGTTGGACGCGTTCAGCGACCAGGAGCCGGAGGTCTGCGGCGAGCCGTAGTCGCCGTACCACTCCCGCAGCTCGGACTCGGTGACCTGACGCGCGGGCTCGATGACCCAGCCCTCAGCGGCGACCTTGACGCCGAAGGCCTTCAGCGCCTTCATGATCCGGCCCTTGACGCGCTTGAGCTGCGCCGCGGTGTACTTGGCCGCGTTGTCCTTCTGGTTCACATATGACCAGGCGGCCTTGGCCAGGGCCTTGGTGGTCAGGTCATACCTCTGCTTGCCATCGGCCTGATAGCCCGGATCGGCGTAGACCTTGCTCCCGCCGGTCAGGCCGCTGCCCCGCTTCGACAGCGGCAGCGCGGCACTGGACGCCTCGCACAGGCCATTGCGGAGGATGACCGGCGGCTCGGGCGGCAGAGCGCGCAGTGTCTCCCTCAGCGCTTCCCGCGCCTCAGCCGTCATCTGCGGTGCCGCCTCCGTCGCTGTCTCTTCGGTGATCGCGGTCACGCGCGCCTCCTGGACGCTCTCGGTGATGGGCACCCGCTCATCGGTCTCGGTGCGGGTGCCGTCTGCGGTCCAGGCGAACGTGTCGATCTGCGCGTCGGCTACGCCCGGTGACCGGGTGAAGTCCAGCCCGTCGATGATGAGCCCGTCCGCAGTTTCCACGGGCTGGCCATCGGGTCCCTTGACCGTGCGGACGGTGCCCGTCCAGTAGCCGCGGATCGACACGTTCCGCAGGAACGGCGGCTGCCCGTCGGCGGTGCTGGCCAGGTTCGCGATGTCCCATCCGGCCGGGGTGTCAGGGAGGTCCGAGGCGAAGCGGAGCCGCCCGTTCTCGTCCAGGCTCACCGCAGTCAGGGAGCCGCTGATCTCGCGGCTGTCATCGCCTGCCGCGTGGTGGGTGAGCATGACCATCGGCTCGGTGCCGTCCTTGAGGCGCTTCTGCGCCCGGGCGACCGCTCCGACGATGTGCTCCGGGGTGTAGAGCCGCCGGTTTTTCGAGATCCCCGGCGCGAGCCCGACTCCGCCGATGGTCGCGATGGCCTTAGCCACGGCTCCCCCTTCCGCCGGTCACCAGGCGTGCCTTGAGGTCGCGGGCGGCTGCGGCCGATGCGGGCGGGTTGCGGTGCGGCCTGCGGGACTCGTGACCGGCCAGTGCCGAGACGACGGCCTTACGGACGTCGGGGCGGTCGAGCGCTGCGATGAGCATGGCAGCGAACGCGTCCGCCCCGGCTGCCGCCTGGTGCTCGGCCGCCCGCTCCCGCGCGGCCCTGGGAAGGGCCAACGCTCAGCAGTAGCCGATCGTGAAAGCCGGCCCGGAGGTGACGTTGACGACGGTCAGGTTCGTGGCGAACGGCAGGTCGATGGCGATCACGTTGCCGATGGTGCCGCCTCCGGGGACGATCGCCAGGATGATGCCCGACGCGGCAGGGCCGTCGTAGATCGTCGCGTTGTCGGTGCTGGTGCCCGCTGCGGTGACGACGATCTTGATGCACCGGCCTGCGGCGTTCTTGACCGTGGTGGTGCCGGCCGATGCGGCGATGGCGGCGGCGAGGCTGGCGCGGATCGGCCAGCCGAGGTCGTCGTACTCGGTCCAGTTGGCGTTCTTGCTCATGGCGGAATCGCCCCTTCCGGGCTCGGGTGGTTGCGTGATCAGGGCGGCCGTCATGCGGCCTGGGAGGTCGTCAGCGGGCCATCAGCGAGATCTCGGTGCCGGTCACCGACCCGCCCGTGCAGGTCCACGACACGCGGCCCCAGCCGGGCAGCACTATGTAGGAGGTGGTCGGCCCGTGCAGGCCGCAGGACTTCACCGTCGCCCCGGCGGCGACAAGCGCGCCCGTGGTCAGGAACGCGGCGTACAGGTTCCCCAGGTCGTCGTACAGGTCCAGGTTCACCGTCAGCGACGGGCTGGAGACGATCGCGGCGATGGACACCATCAGCGCCAGGTCGGTGACATTCCGCAGGTCGACGGGCGTCTCGAAGTCGGGGTCCCACGGCGGGACGGCCGCCGGCTGCCAGTTCCCGGAGTTCCCCGCGCCCGCGATGGTGGTGCCGAGCCCGGAGGCGGTGAGGGACCAGATGCGGCGGACTGGCGGCCCGTGGCGGTCGGGCATCGCTGCCTCCCTAGGCGAGGAAGGCGGCTAGCGCCTTGAACGGGGCCACGTCATCGGCCGGCACGACCACGCACCGGCAGCCTGGATGGATCGCCGGGACGGGGCAGTCAGAAAGCGAGTACGGGTTGTTTTCCTCGTAGTCGTCACAGATCGGGCAGACCCTGTCGTCGCCGGCTGTGATGAAACTGCATTCGGGCAGGCCCTCTGATGCGTACAGGTCCAGTGATGCCTGGGACATGGCCTGTGCCATCGCCTGCTGCGTGAACGCGGTCACCGCGCGGACGGCCGCCGAGGTCTCCCCGTCAGCCTCGATCGCGGTCGTGACCGCCGTGGCCATCTCGGCGCGCGACGCGCCTTCCTCGAAGAGCCGGGCGAGGAGCCGGCCGACGTCGGCGGCGCATCCGGCGAGCATCCGCTGGATCCACTGCTGCGCCAGGAGCGGCAGGCTGGGGAGGTTGGCCAGTCGGTCGTAGATGGCCTGGTAGGCGGCGTCCCACGAGTACGTCCTGCTGTCTGACTCGGTGACCGTGTGGCCGTGCTTCTCGGCGTTCAGCGCGAGCACGCCGGCTTTGCCCTCGGCCATCGCCGACCGGAGCGCGTCTTCCACGGCGGCTTGCAGGTCGCTGTGCCTGTCGTGGGCGTAGACGCCGGCCAGGAGCGATCCTGCCGCTGTGCCGGTCAGCATCCGGAGGTAGGCCCGCTGCTCCGGGTTCAGCGGGCCGAACGGGCCGACCTCGGCGCGGAGCCGGTCGATGACCGGGCCGGCGTGCTCGTGCGGGGCGACCGTCTCCCACGCCCTGAGCACGGTCGCGGTGTGCGCCTCGGTGAGATCCTGCCGCCGCTGGAAGAACCGCGCCATGGTGCCTTCGAGCGATCCGATAATCAGGGTCGTCTCCAGGACGTGCGGGTCGCCGGCGTGCTCGCGGGCTGTCTCGGCTGCTGCGACCGCGCCGGCGGCGACACGATCCGTCCACGGGCCTCCGCTGAGCGCCCAGCCGGCCGCGTACGCCTCGGCGGCCGCCTGGGTGATGTCACCGGCGAACGGGTAGCTGGTTACGTCCTCGCCGTGGACCGCGCGAAGCTCGGCGAAGCTGACATCCTCAGCCGGCAGGCGCCCTACCGGGTCGTCATCATCCGCGCCGATATACCGCAAAGTGAGATGCGGGCAGTACCCGTGGTCACGGGGGACGTCGATCCCGGCTTCGGCGAGCTTGTCCAGCGCCGCGGCGCGCAGCGTTTCGAGCGCGGCCGAGTCAGCCAGGGCGACGATCACATCGGAGTCGCCGCCGGTGAAGCGGGCGTGCCCTGAGATCGTCCCGGTGAGCGGCCCCGTGCTCGCCGCGAGCTTGCCCGCCACCTCGTTCAGCGCGCCGGCGTCCACGTCCGCCGCGCTGCCCGTGTAGCAGACGGTCAGGTGGATGTCCGCTGGCTCGAGGCCATCATCGACGGCGAGCCTGGCGGCCAGTTCCGCCGGCGGGTAGAGGGCGAGCATGCTGCCGTCTGAGTAGTCCGGCTGCGCCACGCCCGGCCTCCCGCCGCGTAGTATTTCAGGTCGCCGGTACCGTATAGCCGTGATACGCTCTGGTCGTGGAGCGCACTACGGAGTTTTGCCCTCACTGCGGGCAGCGCATGCCCCCGGCGAAGGCATGCGTCCGGCCGGACTGCGGCAGGGAGTTCCGGTTCCGCCGCGCCGATGCCGTCTACTGCTCGCAGCGGTGCGCGCGGATCGTGGCCCAGAGAGAACTGCGCAGGCGGCAGCGGGAGGCGTCGCCGTGACCAGCCCGGCGGGAGCCGGCTTCATAGGAGAGTGATGATCGTGGCACTCAGGATCAGCGAGTCGATCCGGGTAGGGCCGTTCCGGTTCCGGGTCAGCACACCGCTGTCCGGCCGGGGCCGTACCTGGGTGTCAGCGGGCACCAGGACCGGCAGGCGAGGGTGGGCGAGCGTGTCACGGCCAGTAGGCGGACGGAGACGGCGCACCCGGTAGACCTTCGGGCGTGGCCAGCCGACCGATCACCGAGCCGGTCGGCGCGTGCATCTGGTCGGTCTCGTAGTGCCTGCCGCGATCACCGGAGTACGCCGCCAGCAGCGCGGCCCGTTCCTCGCGGCTCGGTATCCGCTGGTGCGGCCAGATCACGACGTGGTCCACGTCGTCGAACGTCAGACCGCAGGCGCAGGGCGCGCGGTCTTCGCCGAGGAGGTTCGGATCGGTGCCGTCGCAGTGGCGGATCACGCTGGCGGCCCGATCGGCATGCCCGCGTTCTCCAGCACCTGGGACGTGGGCTCGAAGGGCTTCGGCGGGACGTGCTCGCCCCTGTCATCGCCGGCGACCCGTTCCAGGTACAGGTAGCTGCCTGCCGGCAGCACCGCGACGACGGTCGGCGACACGCTCCGGTTCCGCATGACCACGCAGCCCGGCAGGTCCGAGTCGGTGGACGGGTAGACATCGTGCAGGATGCGCTCGCGGCCGTCGGCGAGCGTGAACCGCCATGTGCCCGGCTCGCGCTCCTGAACGGGCGGTGGCGAGAGTCCTGGCACGCTTGGCGGGGGTCCGTGCTTCATGCCCGGCATCCTACAGGTCAGCCGATCAGCTTCGGCAGGAACGGGCTCGCGGCGGCAGCGGTGAGCGGCTGGTTCGGCAGTGTCGACGGCTCCCAGGCGGCGGTAGTCCCCGGTAGCTGGTAGGGCTGCTCGGGCGGCGGCTGCGGATCGCTCATACCGGCAATCCGAAGTGGGCTCGTACCGAAGCCGCCCGGAGTTGGTCGAGCCGGGCTATCGCCTGCCTCTGGACTCCGGTCAAAGGACGTTCGGTGATCGTGAACCCCGTGATGGGAATCGCCTTCGGGCCAGCGCCGCGCGGGTCGCCGTAGAGCAGCCTGTTAAGCACATGCTCGCGGGCTATCGGCCCAATGCCCTCCAGCCTCATCGCCAGCTCAACGACTCGCAGCATAGTTGCCATGTGAACTGGCTCGGCCTCGATTGTCTCCCCGCAGGCGCAGGCCATGCCGCCCTCGGTCATCTGGAAGTAGCAGACGTGCGGTTGCGGCTCGCTCATGCCGGGCTCACGATCGCCTGGACCGCCGCAGCGTCCAGCGGCTCCAGATCGCAGGAGTACTCGCCGATGCCGGTCTGCGTTCGGCTGGCTACCCGGTAGTAGACCAGGCCGTCCGGGCTGCTGGCCTGAACGATGGCGCCGACAGCCGGTTCAGGCAGGCCCGTGGCGGCCGTGTCGTAACGCGGTGCCGGCTCCCTGCAATCCGCCGGCGGCGTCCATCCCATCGCCACCAATGCGTCGCGGGTGGTTTCCTCCAGGCTGCACCGGGCTTCGAGCGTCCAGACGCTGCCCTCATAGACGGGCAGTGTGATTGTCAGCTCAGGTGCCGTCTCCCCGTTGCCGCTGTCGAACTCCAGCCGGGCGAACGGGAGCAGGTGGCCGCCGACCTTCAGCGCCAGGTTGGGGAACACGGTGCCCGTCAGCTCGACGTGAGTCAGGCCCGGTGCGGTCTCTCCCATCAGCCCTCCCCGGTGTACCTGACCAGCCTCGGCTTGCCCTCGCAAGCCTGGCACTGCTCAGCGTAGCCGTGCAAGGTGACGCCCGAGCCGCCGAGAAGGTAGACGGGCACGGAGATCACCGAGGGGAGGAAGCAGGTCTCGCACCACAGGCCCGTGATCGGATCGCCAGGCATTGCCCGGATGGCGACCGAGCGGCCGTCGTCGCTGAGGTCCAGCTGGGGATCGCGGGCCATCAGCAGCCGACCAGCTCCGCAGTGTCGTGACCGTCCGGGCCCATCCACGTGAACTCGCCCTGCGGGTCGCTCGTGGTACTCATGCAGGTCAGTGCGCCCGGTGCCGGTAGACGTGCTTCAGCGGCACTTCCGCCGACGCCGACGCCAGCGGCGTGGTGTCGTCCTCGTTCAGAAGCTCCCGCGTGCTGCCCACCGTGAAGGTGACCGAGTCCACCTTGTGGTGCTCCGCCAGCTTGCCGGCGAACTCCTTCAGCATCGCGTCGGCGTCGTCATCCCGCTCGTTGTCGTGGATGCCCGCGCCCTCGATGTGCATCGACCAGTGGCCCATTTGCGTACTTCTCCTCGCTGATAGGTCTCACAGTTGCGGCAGGTCCACCGCGAACGCATTCCGCGCCGGTGCCTGGACAGCACCGGTGCCGATCCACTCGTATGTCCACACACCGGTCGCCGTCGCCGGTGTGGTGTCCAGGTCCGCGTGATACAGCCCGACGCCGTCCTTCACGATCGGCGCCGACGGGTAGGTGACAGTGACGACCGCCTGCCCTGTTCCCGGCCGGTACTGCAGCGTGACCGTGGTCGGGTCAGCGAGGTTGCCGTTAACGTCGCGGAAGCCGCCCGCTGGCGACAGGATCGGCCCGGAGTAGGTGGCGACCCTGACCAGGGAACCGGCGAGGTAGGAGTTCACCGCCACCCCCGGCTCACGGGTCGCTGTCGTAGGCACCCGCTGTCGCCGCCGGCCAGTCAGCGGCGGTGACCGTCTCCGCCATCCAGTCGGCCGCAGCGGCCGTCATGACCGGCCAGTCCGCAGCTCCCGTGGTTGCCGCCGGCCAGTCCGCCGCGCCGGCGCCGAACACGGCCCAGTCGAACGCGCCGGCCGTCCCGATCGGCGGGGCACCCGGCAGCAGCTGCAGCAGAAGGGCGCCGGCGGACCCGCATGCCCCCGCGAACCTGCGGGCAGCACCCCGCAGCCACCGGCCGGCCGCGGCCGTCGTGCCAGCGAACCGCATGGCCACGGCACGGCTGACGCTGCCCGCGGACACGACCGGCCCGGCGTACGTCACTGACGCCGCGCGGAGCCACATCCCGGCCGATGGCAATGAGGCGGCGTACGTCCGGGCTGCCGCGCGGCTGAGCACGCCAGCGGTGGCCGCCACAGCAGCCAGGGTGAGGTGCAGCAGCCGGCCGAGCACCATGCTGGCCGCCGTGGCCGCCGTCGCCGCCCAGGCCCGGGCAACATCGCGGATCAGGCTGGCTGACGTCGCCGCGGTGCCGGCGAACGTCATGCGTGCCTGACGGGTCAGCGACCCGGATGTGGCGGCGGTCCCTGCGAAGATCCTGGCACCCTGCCTGGTCAGTGATCCCGACGTGGCCGCGGTCGCCGCGAGCGTCCGGGCTGCCTGCCGCGTCACGGCCCCTGACGTGGCCGAGGCGCCGGCCAGGTTTCTCCCGCAGCCGCGGCCAAGGGTGCCGCTGCCTGACCCCGATCCGGCGAACGTCCGGCCGGCGGCGCGGGCTGCCGACCCCGTGGTCGCAGCTGAGCCGCCCAGCGTCCGGCCGGCCAGCCGGGCAAGCGAACCTGCGGAGCTGGCCGCGCCGGCGAAGGCTTCCGAGGCTGCCCGCGTGAGTGCCCCGCCGGTCGCTCCCGTGCCAGCCCACGACCGGCCAGCCTGCCTGACCAGTGATCCGGTCGTGGCCGCCGTCATCGTGAGCGTCAGGAAGTACGTCGTGCCGCCGCCAGAGGAAGGTTTCGGCTGCTGCAGGATCAGGTAGGCCGCGGCTGGCCTGCTGCGGCCTAGCCGGGACATCGGCTACCCGCTCTCAGTACGTTTCGAAGATCGCGTAGATGTAAGCGTTCACCGAGGTGGCGAAGGTCATCCGCACCCGCAGCGCGTCGCCGGACACCACTTCAGGCTCACGGCCGAGCGGCCACTGCTTGCAGTACGGGCCGACCGGGTTCAGGCACAGATCCTTCATTTTCGCCGCAGTGACCGTGCCCTCGGTGCCGGCACCGGTGGCGAACGCCGACAGGCCGGTGCCGAGATTCAGCGGCACACCCGTCGAGCCTGACGTGTTGGCCGGCGCGTTCGGGTCGTTGTGCGGCTGGACGTCCGCCACCGCGTAAGCCGCCGACATGCCGGTGCAGAACACGGTGCCCGTGTCAACCAGCTCGACCTCGCCGGGTGTCGCGTAGGAGTCGAGCGAGAAGCCCCACTCGACGATGCGGATCGTCACGCCCGGGGCCAGCTGCATCATGGTGCGGATCGCGGTGCCGGTCGGCTGCTTCACCGGGGCGGCGGTGGTGACCATCGCGCTGTTGTGCACGAGGTAGGTCTTCGCTGACACGCTGACCACCCCCGGGTTAGTAGATGGCTGCCCGGTTCACGGCCTGCATCAGGGCCAGCGCCTGGGCGGGCGGCAGCAGGCCGAGCACGACGATCGTCGCCGTCGCGGTCAGGATCGTCGCCGACACTGTCTGGGCGGATGTGCCGCCGGTCAGGTAGCCGACGGTGGTGTAGGTGTTGGCGCTGGTGTGCAGCTGGCCGATCTGGCTGAAGCCGTTGCCCAGGGTCGGCGCGCCGCCGCCGCTCGCGTTGTTGTAGATCGCGATGAGCATCTCGCCGGCCTGCTGCGGCGTGCCCGACGTAACTGACGGGCTGGTGCCGGAGCCCTGGTTGGCGCTGTTCGTGACCGCCGCGTCGACCGCGGCCTGCCGCCTCGCGCCGGGGACGCCGACCGCGACGCAGTTCTTCGTCCCGCTGGTGCCGGACCAGGTGACGGTGATGAACTGGCTGGTCGTCAGCGCCCTGGAGTTGTGCGCCACCCAGCAGTCGGCGAACTGGTGGCTGGTGACCTGCGCGCCCGCCACCTGGGCGTAGGTGTTGCCCGCGTCGTCGGCCACGCCGGTGATCGTCGCCCCGGATGCGCTGGTGCTGCCGAGTGCCACGAGGATCAGGTCGCCGGGGCTGTTCGCGGTCGCGACGGCGATCTTCTCGCTGATCGCGGAAGCCGGGGTGTTGGTGCCGATCAGGTACGGCGTGCCGGGCGGCATGGCTCACCCGCCCAGGTAAAGCCCGCTGGTTCAGGTGATCTTGAGCTGGATCGTGGACTGCAGCGAGTCCCCGTTGTTCAGCGCCAGGCCCGGCACGCTTGATGCGTGCAGGAACATGTCGCCGTTGGTGACCACCTCGGAGCCGGGGGCGTTCCCGGCAGTCACGATGTCAGCCGCCGCGATCGAGGCGATCGCCGTGGACCCGTTCGCGCCGCGGACCACGGTCAGCGCCGTCGTGCCGGACCCGGCCGTGACCTCCATCACCTCCGTGCGGACCTGCACGTAGCTGTTGGTGCCGGGGCTGAAGGTGCTGCCGGTGTTCAGCGTCGTCGCCGAACTCGAGCCGACGACGCCGCCTGCCGCCACAGTGTTCGTGGCCGGCTTCGTCGCGGACGGGTACAGCCCGACCTCGCTGATCGTCTGCGCTGACGCGGAGGTGATCGTGCCGACTACCTGGTAGGTGTCGTTGGTCGTCGTGGTGGTCTGCACCGACGGCGTGCCGGCGACCCTGGCCTCGGCCGCTTCCTGGAACATGCCGACGTCGGTCACCGCGGCGGTGAAGGGGCCGCCGGCGATGCCGCCGGTGCCCCATCCGAGCTGCTTCGGCTCGGAGAACGACCCGCCGTTCGCGCCGATCCTGTTCTGGTAGATCTCGCGGCCCTTGGCGGTCAGCACCACCGTATTTGTGGCCACAGGTCACCCCTTTCCAGGGCGGCAGCGGGCCAGCGCCCGGCGAGGGGTTGTCAGGACGGCCGGCGCAGCGTGGCGGCGTCCGCGTTGGCCCGCCGGACCCGCCAGTTGGCCACGTGCCGCCGGACGATCCGCCACCACATCTGGCGCAGCGGGTTCCGGTAGCTGGCGTTGGTCACGCCGACGCGGTCGACGTGCGGCTCGCGGGGATTGCCGCAGCCCGCGCACGGCTCGCCGGTGACCCGGCGGTGCTGGCATTCGGTGCAGGCCCGCACGATGACGTGGGAGACCTCAGCAGAGGCGACTGCCCGGCCGCGGCGGGTGCTCATGCGCCCGGTCCCAGGACGTGGCCGAGCCCGCTGGCGATCTCCATCACGCCCAGGCCCTCGCACGGGATCGCCAGGGCCGAGAAGCCGAGATGCTCGGTGCGGGCGTCCAGCCACTCCTGCGCCAGGCGCAGATCCTTCTGGCTGAAGCTGAGCGGAACCCGGACGATGAGCACCTGGCCAGGCTCCACCACGGTCACGCACTCGCGCAGCAGCGCCTCGATGGCGGCCCCGTCCAGCACGGCCGCGCCAATTTCCGTCGTCCCGGCGCCAGTTTCTGTCGTCATCGGTTCCCGCCGATCGTCGATGAGGCTGACCCGGCGATGGGCATGCGTCCCATCGCCTCACGAAGCCGTGCCTGGTACAGGGCAAGCTGAGTGGCCCGCAGCGCTTCCCGGGGCGCTGGCGGCAGTGACTCTCGCGGGCTCTTAGGCATGCCGGACTTGCCCGCCGGCTGGTCCGGGTCGCCGTCACCCGGCGGCGCGTCCGGTGCCGACGGGTCGCCTGCGACCGGCTCCCCTCCCGGTGGCTGCTCCCCGGCGGCCACACCGGGCGCGCCCTTGCCTGCCACGACCGCCTTCGACATCGCTGCCATGTCGGCCCACAGGACCAGGTTCTGCCTGTCCACGAGCACTGCGTCATCCCCGCCGGGCACCGGCGGCTCGCCGATCTCGGCGCGGTACTTGTTCAGCGTCCAGGCGCCGTCGCGGAGCCGCTGCGAGCGGATGCCCTCCACGATGACCGAGTCGCGGTAGTCGACCTCGCCGAACTTCAGCTTCCAGTCCGTGATCCTGAACGCCTGGATGGTGAGCGCGAAGTTCAGTGCCTCGATGACGAGCTCGCCGATCGGGCCGCACGTATTGATCTGATATGTCCGGTGCTGTGAATCGCCCGTGCCGCCGCCGAGGTTCCCCGCCTCGATCACCCCGCCCTCGGCCGGGGGGACGCCGAAGTCGGACAGGATCTCGTCCCGCGCCTGGTTCTTCAGCGCGATGACGTCGCCGATCTTCCCCGTCTGCAGCTCATTGAGCTTCACGCCGCCCTTGGTGATGATCGGCGCGCCGATGTTCCTCGCGCCGAGGTTCCTGGTGGCGTGCTGGTCCCGCCAGGTCCGCATGTCCTTGTCGGCCGCGCCCGCCGGGAAGTCGGCGTGGAAGTTCGGCGGCAGGCCTTTCTTCGCGGCCTCCTTGCCGGTGCCGTTGGCGAACAGCCACACCTTCACGGACTCGACGGCGGCCTGCATCGGGGAGATGCCGAGCACCGACGGGCGGGCCGCGTCCAGGGATACGTGGATGATCTCGTGCGGCTCGAAGTCGGCCCGCTGCCCGTAGTCGGACACCTGCACGTAGCGGGAGACCGCGCCGTGGGAGTCGGCGATCGGGGTGGTCGTCGGCGAGTCCTGGTTGTACAGGGCGACCGGCAGCGACCCGATCCAGACGACCTCGAGGTAGGCGTCGCCGAAGACGAGCAGGTCGGCGATGAAGTTGCGGCAGAGCTGGCGGATGTTCTGCGCCGGGTTGACATAATCGAGCAGCGCTTCCAGCGCCAGGACATTCGCCGGCTTGTCCGGGGCCTCCTGATCGCCCTCGCCGCTGTCGGCGTCCCAGTCCGTGACCAGGCCGCCGGCGGTGACGGTGCGGGCGATGGTCTGGACGGCGACCCACGCCCACGGGCAGCACAGGTACGCTTCCCACAGCTCGGTCAGCAGGCTCTTGCGATCCGAGGCTGTGGCCGCGCCGATACCGGACTGGACTTCGTCCATGCCGCCGGGCCCGATGCCGTACGCGAATCCGGAACGGGTGACGGTGCGGGCGGCGGCGGCCTGGTCCGCTGACATGGCCCTGACCGGGCCGGCCTCGATCACCGTGACCGTCCGCGCCGTCTCTGCGGCGTGGTGCTTCCCGCGGGGACGGCCGGTCAGCAAGTCGGCGAGAGGCACCCGGACCTCCCGGCCTTATGCTGTCCGCGTGATCCCGGATATCGCCATCGGCGCGCTCCTGATCGCTGCCGCCGCCCTGGCGGGGGTGATGGTCCTGGCCGCGCGCCGGACGGCGACGATCACGCTGGCAGGGCCGTTCGCCAGCGCCGGGGAGCTGCTGGACGTCGACCACGGCGAGAGCACGGAAACGGTCGTGGTCCGCCGGGTCATGACAGACCTGACCGCGGGGAACGTGGTCCTGGTGCGGCCGTACCGGAGGTGGCACGCGGTGAAGTGGACGCGGCGGTGGCTGTGAGCGGTGACGACCGGGCGGTCCGCGATCCGGCGGGACTGGCTGCGGCTGGCTGCCATCTCTGTTGCCGGGGGCACGATCACCAGCGGCTTCGCCCAGTGCCCTGCCTGCTTCTGCGCCGTGCCTGAGAGCGCCGAGGCGCTGGCCGGGCACGTGAAGTGGCACGACGGCGAACTCGTGCGCAACTTCACGGGATTCTGGGCGCAGCCGTCTACGCTCTCAGTCGTGGATGCGGCAACGGGCGACCAGGTGGCAACAGGCGAGCCCGCGGTAGCGGTAGCGACCTGGCGCGGCGACGTGCTGGAACTCGCGTGCCCCCGCTGCGTCTTCCGCATGTATTACCTGCACGGAACTGACGACCGGGGCCTGCCGCACTACTGCACCGAAGGTGGCGTGATCGTGTTCCGGTTCGAGGGTGCGACGTGGCCAGTCCGCCCGTGATCTTAGACAGCGGCCGGTGCAGGCGGCACCGAGGATGGCGCGAGCGCCGCTACCTGAGCCACGGCGCCCTGGAGCTGGGTCACGCCCGCGTCGAGTGCGGAGGTGTCCACCTGCGACCCGGCCGCAAGCGCTGCCTGGATCGCGGTCGCTGACTCGCCCAGGCTCACCGCCGCCGCGCTGATCGCCGCTGCTGCCGCGTTCACGTCGTCTTGAGCTGCCATGATCTGCTCCTGTCGGTCTCGTAGCTCGCGGGCGAGCATGATCAGGTCGGCGAGGGCGAGATCCTCGCCGACGTCTGCGAACGGGGACCGGCGGACGGTGCCGGGCGGCGCGTACTCAGGCATCGGCCCCCACCTCCGTCACGCGAACGGTGATCGCTGGGTGCCGTGGGCCTGGTCGCTGCCGTTCCTCGCCAGCGCTGCCGCGGCGAACATGCCGTCCGTGTCGTCCCGGCGGTATCCGAAGTTCCCGACCTGCTCCGGGATCTCCATGCCGTCGAGCAGGGACTTCGGCGTGTCTTCGAGGATGACGAACTCGGGGCCGGTGCCAAGGTTGATCAGCAGGTACCGGGCGCAGTCCGGCAGGTGGTCCTCGGCGTTGGTGTCCGCGTCCTCAGGATCGCCCTTGGTGGCGTGCGGCAGGTCCGACAGGGTGCGGTAGAAGTTCTCCAGCGTGGAGAACATGTGCATGCCGGGGCAGGTGTCCCAGCCCATTGACCGGTGCAGGAAACACGCCGGCTTCTCGGCCAGGTAGGAGCGCAGGCGCTGCCAGCCGATGACCCGCGAGCCCTTGTTCGCCCTGGTCAGATGCACGCCGTTGTCGGCGTATACGTCGGCGATGGTCTTGGGGTCACCGCGGGAAGCCCACATGGCGTCATCGGCGTAGCGGATCAGCACCCGCTCGTCGCCGGCCTCGGCTTCGAGGATGCGCCGCGCCTGCTCCGCCTCGCCGACCCCGGCGGAGTAGAGCTCGCGGTACCACCAGACCCGGCCGTCCTCATCGACCGCCGCGTACAGCACGCCCCAGGGCTTCCCGAACCCCCAGTCGATGCCGTTGTACCGGCGCCACGACTCTGGCAGCGAGATAGGCGCGATGACGTGGCGGTCGCGCGTTAGTTCCGGGTACATCTGGCCGCTGAAGACATTCCAGTTGCCGTCCAGGAAGGCGGCCCGCAGCTTCGCCGGCAGGGCGTGCAGGTCGGCGGCGTACTCCGGATTCACATGCGGGTTGTCCGACAGCCGCGAGGGGATGAAACGGACAGTCCGGCCGCGCTCGTCGGTGATGACCCGCTCGCCGTGGTTCGTGGGCACGATGTACCGGGCCTTGACCGCGCCGTGCCCCGCGCCGCCCGGGTTCGCCGATGACCGGATGCCGAGCACCGGGATGTCAGCCCGGCCCGACCGGAGCCTCGACTCGAGGAACGCGATCACGTCCGGAGGGGTCAGCGTCCTCTCGTCGAAGACCAGGAGCTGGTACTGGCCGCCCTGCCGCCTCGTCGCGTCCTTGATCGTCTCCGCGTACCGGAACATGATCAGCGACCCGTTCGGGAACCGCAGCTCGTACTCGGTGCCGTTCCACACCGCGCCCAGCGCCGACGCGTAGGCCAGGTCCGCCAGCTCGGCGAGCAGTGACTCCTTCAGTTCCGGATAGGTGCGGCGGAACGCCCCGACCCGGATGCCGGGGTAGCGCATGCACGCCCGCAGCGCCTCGCAGGTCAGAGCCCTGGTCTTTCCCCCGCCGGAACTTCCGCCGAAGAGAAGGTCGAACTCGGTGGCCGCGTGGAACAGCTCCTGCGGGCACTGGCCGCACGGCTCTGGCAGGACAAGCGCGCCTCGCTGCCGCGCGTCGTGGCGGACCTTGCAGTTCGGCTCGTAGCCGAGGGTCTCGAAGACCGGCGGGTCGGGCGGGTCGAGCCGGTCGGCCAGCATCGCCGCGAAGCCAGCCGCCACCGTGCACTCCTAAAGCGGAGGCTCAATCCGCGCGGCACGCTTGCCGGCTGGTGAGCGAACGTAAGAACCCGCTGGCCAGCGCGACGGCACTAAGCGGAGGCTAGACGGCCCGCAGGTGCCGGGCGACAAGCTGCTGCGCCTGCTTCTGCTTCGCTGGATCAAACCCCATGTCGGCCAGCGCCTTGGCCAGCGCCTCGTTCACGAGCTCGATCTGCCGGAGCTGCACCCTGGCCAGCCGCTCATCGATGTCGCACCGTGCCATCGCGGTCAGGAACTTCTCGCACCGGTCCAGCGCCCGCTCCCACAAAAGGACTTCGGACCTCAGTTGCTCGCCGGTCAGTTCGCCGTCATACCGAACCGACGTGAGCTTGTTGACCAGGGCTGCCGTGGCGTTCTTCCACGCAATGACCTCGCCGGTCACCTTCGCCAGCTCCGTCAGCGGATCGTCAACCGGCGTTACCCCGAGCTGCGCGAGCCCGGCCCGCGCCTGCTTCTGCGCACCCGCGATCCGGCCCGAGGGGGCGCTGCCGCCGTGAAGCTTGCACCGGCCGTGGCCAGGATGCGGCGTTCCCCACCCCGCAGCCTGGGTGCATGTTCCGTCGCGGCCGTGGAGTTTCCCGCCGCAGTACGGGCCTTTGCGCTTCGGGCCTGGTGCCGGGGTCGTCATGCTTCACTCCCGGATCACGGCTCGTCATGGAAGGGTCAGGCGGCCATGTTGCGCCGGACGCGCTTGTCACTGCCCGATGTGGCTATCGCCGCGTCGCGGGCCAGTCTCTGCGCCTCCAGCACGTCATCCCACGCATAGAGCGGCTTGCGCGCTGTGCCGCCGGGGGCTGGCGAGAGGTAGCCCAGTGATCGCCAGCGGGACACTGTGGAGGGATTCACGCCGAGCACGTCGGCAGCCAGCGTCGTGGCCATGAGGATGCGCCCGTCCGATGTGGTGGTGGGCATGCTGCGGCGGGGTGGCGTTGCTGTGCTCGCGTGGCGGGGAAGCGCCTGGATGTGGCCGAGCAGAACCGGGGCCGGCTCAAACCATTCGCCCTTGATCCGCAGCGCCCCGAACTGCTCGTGACGCTGGCGTTCCACGAGA